CTTTTTAAAGCCGCAAAAAATCTACCCTTTGGAAAAGAAAGAAACCGACAATTAAAAAAAGCTTGGGATTCCAAAAGAAGGTTCGCAAATTTAGATTTTGGTTATGCAATAACATCACATAAAAGCCAAGGGTCGACATATAAATACGTTATTGTTGTTGAAGACGATATTTTATCGGTTTCAATGATAAATGAAGTTGAGAAATCACAATCGTTATATACAGCAATAACCAGGGCGTCAGATAAGGTTTGGATTGTTTCGGAATTAAATGCATAATTTTAATTTATCACAAAAGCCTATGGCCTAAAGACTTGCTTTATCCCAGTTAAGTTTCTTAAAAGATGTCGTTTTATATGTTGTTAACACATTTCTTTTATGGGTTATCTCCAGCATATACACGCATAAAGCCATGGCTTCTTCATAACTTAAACCATAATCTTCGTTTAATTTTAACCAAATTTGTTGATGATCTATCCATAAAAGAGGAACTTTTCCACCTTTGTTAATGTCATCCGCCATTAAAGTTTCACCCATTTCATTCTTATAAAGCATCCATCCTGAGTGTTTTTTTGATTCTACCATCCTTAAACTGGACATTAAATCATATAAAAATTTGTACCTTTCTTCTTTTTGTTTCTTGGTGGGTACATAGATTCTTTCTAAACCTGAGTCTCCGTATGTTTTTGGGTTTATACAATAAAAACCTGTAGCATCCCCGTTAATTTTTTCTAAAATAGAATATACCGTAGATTTAAATTCAGGCCTACCATTTCCATACATGCTATTACTAGGTACCAAAACAAAATCATCAGGATTTTTTTCATTTATATATGGTTTAATATTTAAAACAGCTAAAGGATTATTGATATTTTTATCATTTTTATTAATTAAATAAGAAATTAAAGAACCTTCTTTAACTTCATGGATTAAATATTTAACATTTTCACCCTCTTCTTTTCTATCTTCAATTTCAGATTTTAAGTTTTTTATTTTTTTTAAAATATTAACATAATTTGGGTCTTCTTTTTGTAAAGAACTTAATTTATTATTTAAGGTGTTCATTTGGTTAAATAACACCTCAACTCTTTTAGAACTAGTATGACCCATTGTCATACAGTTAGTCCAATTTCTATCGGTATCAGAACCCGCAATATCATAAGGATGACGAGAAATAACAACCATTAAATTATCGATATCAGAGGTTAAAGCTTTTCTTGCTTCATCGGAAACAAACTTTTTCATTAAATCATCAGCTTTTAATCTAGTTAAAACTTTACCGATCGAGGTTGTGTTTTTAGACTCACCAAATTTAGCAATACCTTTAATATAATCCAAAACTTGATATCCATTTTGAGTTAAAAAATCAGTAACTTCTTTTTCAACATTAGAAACAGGGCCAGATTTTTCTTCTTTTCCTAGTGGTATGTAAATACGATAATAATTTTTATCATGTTCATATTCATCACCTAATTTTTTAAAAATATCGGTATATCTTTCACGATTAAAAGCTTTAACATATTTTCTAAATTGGGATGGTTTTAAGGCTTCTTGTAATAATATTTTATGGATTATGTTTCTCATAATGAAATCTTTTTTAATAAATATTTAGTTTTCAATAAAAAAATTTGCCAAATCAAAAAACTTTCTTATATTTGTATACTAAAATTTATACAAAATGAAAACAACAGAAGAAAAACTTAACCGATTAAAAGAAGTTCTTTCAATACCAACATACTCACAAGATGAAAAGTTAATGATTGAATACCTCCAAAAAGTTTTAACCGAAAAAGGTTATGGCCATTACACAGATGTACACGGTAATGTTTACGTTACTAAAGGTCAAACAGAAAGTTACCCTTGTTTTATTGCCCACACCGATACCGTTCACAAAGTTAATTTAAATTTAACCGTTGTTGAAAGTTACCATAAGGGAGAAACCATTCTTAAAGGTGTTGATAGTTCTAACGGAAAAGCAACTGGTATTGGTGGCGATGATAAATGTGGTATTTTCTTGGCACTTGAAATGTTAGACACATTACCAAATGTTAAAGCAGCTTTCTTTGTATCTGAAGAAATTGGGTGTAGAGGTAGTATGTACGCTGACCCTGAGTTTTTTAAAAACGTTGGTTACGCCATTCAGTATGATTCGCCAGAGGGTGATTCAATGAGTTTGACTTTAATGGGTAGATATCTTTTTAATCAAAAATCGGAGTTTGCTAACAAAGTAACTGGGTTAATTAAAGAACACGGTATTAATGATTGGGCATACCATCCTTATACCGACGCATGGCAAATCGTTGAACAGTTTGAAATTGCTTGTTTGAATCTTGCGGCAGGATATTACCAATATCATACAGCAAATGAATATGTTTCAATCAAAGATGTTGAAAACGGATTCCAATTGGGATTAAAACTGGTTGAAACTTTGGGTGAGAAAAAATATGGTAACAAAAAAGAAAGCAAATATCAAATTTTAAATGAAGGTTATAACCAGAGAAAAAAGTTAGATTACGGATATAACGATTAAAAAAAGGGACTCTAGGTCCCTTTTTTGTATTATATAAAATACGGTAATTTAATTTTTAAGATAAAGCCATTAACACCCTTCGTTTATGGGTCATTTCCAGCATACGGTACTCGCTGGATTGCCGATTATCGGATGTCAATACCTTTCGTTTATGTGTCATTTCCAGCGTTTATTCACTCGCCAATTATAAATCATCAGTTGTCAATACCTTTCGTTTATGGGTCATCTCCAACATACGTAAGCATAAAGCCTTAATATCTTCCGTTTTTAAACCATAACCTCTTAATTTTACCCAGATTCTGTCATAATCAACATATAAACTAGGGTTTTTGGTACCGGTATTGATATCATCTGCCATTAAATTTTCCCCATTTTCATTCTTGTACACCATCCAATTTTTCGATTTTTCTGATTCTGATTCTACCATCTTTAAACTGGACATTAGATCATATAAAAATTCTTCAGCAGGGGTAAATTGTTTAACATTCTGTTGAACCCATTCAAAATTTTCAGGGTCAAATTCTTCTTTTAATATTTTTTTAATTAAGTTTTTCATTTTAAAGTTAAAAGATATTTTAACTTATTTATTTCTCCAAGCATTTCATCACGAATATTTAACAAATCGGTATCTTTTTGTGGGTCTAAAGAATTACTTAAAGACATTAAAAATTCTAAATTTTGATTTAAAAATTCGTTTAATCCCAAGTCATTGGTATTTTTTAAAACAATGGTTCCTTCACCTGAAGCAAATTCAACACGGCCATATTTACCCATGTAAACTTCAATAAAGCCGTCAATAAGGCCGTTTAATGCATCATAAATACCGCCGTAAGCGTTATGTCTTGCATATGATTTTGTTTGCCAATGTAAAACTCTAAATTGTTCTTGTAGAGTTATAAAGTTAATCATTAATTGTTCTTTCATTATCTGTAGTATATTCTTTGTTTGTTATAATCTATTATTTGGTTATTATCACCGTTATAGATGTTTTTAAAAACATCAACAGAATTCGGTGATTCTATAGGTAGTGCTGCTTTTAAGGCTTTAGTGAATAAAGTATTTGAATATTGTAATTGTACATCATCACAACCATGTACTTGACAATAATTTGCTTCACATAATTCTGATATTACCATACCAGTATAAAAACCATGTAAATCATGTGGTACAACAAATTTATCTGCATTACACCAAACAGCCACAATCGGTTTTGTTTTTAAAATATTTAAAAAGTCATAACCAATGGAGTAATTATTATATTTAACATATTGACCATTATCGTTTAACTCAACACCATTAACACCACCAATCATACTTAACATTAAACCACCTGGTGACCCATGACCCATCATTATAATTCTTCGGTGATTTTTCACGGTTTCCTTTAAATTATACATATCTTCTTTAGTTGTTAAAACTGTTGCGTTTAAACCGGCATAAGATGCTTTTAAAAAGTCAGTAGTTCTATCATCTGGGTGTATGATTAATGTGCCACCTTTTTTGACGTTTCTAGTTAACATCTCTTCTAACTCTTCTGGAGTATAAGATTTAGTGTCTATTGTGTTATCATAAGTGCCGTAACCACCATAAGTGCCGTAACCACCGTAACCACTAGAAAAATCTTTTTTGTTTTTAATATGAAAACATAATTCTTCAACCGCATACAAAGTGTATACATTAATATTTCTTGGTGACTTTAAAATTTTATAATATATCTCATCTGGAACATCTCTTAACGATTCTAAGACATCACGAACAACAAATCTGTTAATATGTTTAAGATTTTTATGGAAACATTCGGCAGCTGAAACTACGGCTTCTAAGCTTTCAACATCAAACCCACCTAATTCATTAGCTTCAATAATCATCCATTCCAAATATCCATTATTACCAGAAGGATCTGCCATGGATAAATCTCTTATGGCAACTTCTGGGACTTCATATTTAGAGTATTTTTTTATAATATTCTCTAAGTGACTCTCATTTAATATGGTTTCTAAAATAATATGTTTAAGATTCATTATTCCTCCTTTCCTCCTGTGAGTAACTTACTTAATTTTTCTTTTAAATCAGCTATTTCTTCTTCCATTTCTTCAACCTCAGTATCTCTATCACTTAATTTTTCTTTTAGGTCTGCCACTTCTTCTTCTAGATCTTCAACCTCACCATCTCTGGAATCACGACCTTCATCATAACCTTCTTGCCTCGCATCGTTAACTCGTTCTCTATGGTCTTCTTCCCAAATATAATCATCACAACAACCATCACAAGAACAATCATTGCTAGAACCATAATCACGACCCAGATCCCAAGCTACATTAAATTGGCTATATAATTCATCAGCAATATCGTTTAAAATATCTAATTTTGTAATACCGTTATCGACCAACAATTCAAAAGTATCATCCATGTCAACACTCCATTCACTTTCAATTCTACGCCAACTTTTTTTAAACTGTTTTTCACCTCTACTGACATCCAAATCATTTACCCAAGAAAATTCGTCACCAACATCTTCCTTTATGATTTTAACAACCAATTTTTGGATGTCGTTTTCCGTTAATTTAATAATTTTTTTCATTAAAATATTTATTAATAAATATGCATAATTTTTAAAAAATTATTTTGCCAATCATATATTTAAAAGTATATTTGTATCACAAAATTAAAACACAGGGTTGAATCGGTTAATCCCTTAAGCTTAATCGACGTAATGTGACGAAACAACATGGTGAAAATCCACAATCTTTAACAGATATTAAAGATGAAAAATAAAAAACCCATCGGTCAGAATACTGGTGGGTTTTTTAATTGCCAAACAATTGCAATTGATCACGACCAATTTCAAAATCTTTTTTATTCATTACGGTAACAATATTTAATATCCATTGATAAGGGTCAACCATTTCGGGCTCAATAACAATATTTAAATAAGGGTATTTGGTGTCGGAAATAATAAATCTAACCTTATCCTTAATCTCATCGACAGCAATTTTAAAAGCAATATCATCCAAAACCTTTTTAACCAAATTAAGAATGTCGACATCATGAATAACAACACCTTTTTCTGCAACGTGACGCCATTGTCTTTTTTTGGAATGTTCACTTGGATCGTGTCGTAAATTAAAATTAATAAAAATATTAGCTTTTAATTGTGCAATTCTTCTTTCCAGAATTAATTGTTCTTTAATAAGTTTTTTAATCATAATAATAAATATTCTAATAATTGGAAAATTGCCATCTTATATGACCACAATCATATATTCGATATATTTTACGATTAAACATTATTTCTTTTTCGGTTTGTTTAACATCAAAGCCTTGTTTAATTAACTCAGATTTTTTGAAATTTAACCTATGGTATCTAATACCGTTATGGATATACCAATAATTTGGTTTTGTTGACCCACAATTTTCAAACCCTAATTTTGTGTAAACACCACCGTTAAACCAACGGTTATCTGAGTATGATATAATTTTTTTAACCCTAAAATTTTTGGTAAAAAAACTAAATAATCTGGAGGCCGCTCCCACCACAATCGTATTTTTCTTATTACAAAATCTAATTAGTTCCCAATCGATATTATTACCAACACCATTTCTTTTTCCAAAAGTCATCAAAGAAACTAATTCGTCTTTATAGTACAATCCAAGTTTAACAGTAGAAGACACATTTCCCTGTATATGGTTTTCAGATAAAAAAAGTTTACTTTCATTAGGTGTGACTTTTTTTATTTCACAGTTTCTGGAATATATTTTAGTTGAAATTAGTTTAAGTTTATTTTTTAATATGGATAAAACAATCTCTTGTTTAAACAACCATTCATCTTCGAAAATATGGATTAAATCAATATTAGATTTTTTACATAAATTAGTTTTTACTAAATGGTAATCATTTGCCACATATAATTCATTATGCCAATAAATTCCGTCAAACTCAATAGCTGTTTTTATTGATGGGATATAAATATCAATTTCAAGAGAAGAATTTGGTATTCTATTGTGTCTTTCATATTCGATACCCCAATCATCTAATATAGAACATAGTGAATCTTCATGCGACGACGAAAAACTCATGCCAATTGGGTTACATTTTGTGCATAGAACGTAATTATGTTTTTTCCTTTCTCGTAATAAATTTTGTGTTATAGAATACACATCGTCACATTTATTACATTTAATATCGAGCATAGATAAATCGGTGGTAATTTTTTGGATTTCTAACTCTGGGTATCGTTCAATAACCTTATTGCTTAATAAATTTTTATAACTATCCGATTTAGCAAAGTTATCAACCCCATATTTTATATTACAAGTTTCTTTATACTTTTCAAAATTATTATACATTTTACTCCCATATAATTTTAATTTTGTTTGTAACATTTTTTCAGTATTGTTATAGTTTTTATCACCATAACACTCAATTTTGGTTTTATCACGTTTTTTAATGAAGTCTTTGTGTTGGGTGTAAAACTCCACATTATGGTTTTTTAAGTTAGATTCTTTGATTTTATTAATCAATAACCCACTGTTATTTGCACATTCTAAAGAACAAAACTGATTGTATCCACGGTCAAATCTTTCCGAAAATTTAACTTCAGTATTACAAGACTGACATTTTGGTTTTTGTGTTAGATTATTGAAATAAAACCATATTTTTTCTTTAAAAGAAGAATCTGGTTTTAAATACTGTTGACAATACGATATTATATCAACGTATTCTTGAGGGTAATTTTTTGCAAACCACGCCTCTTTGGTTTTGTGACCAGATTTATTATCTGTTGTAAAAAAAGAAAAGTCCATACATTTATTTATTAATAAATATACGGACTTTTCGTTGGTTGTCAAGTATGTACTTATTTAAGAAAAATAAATATATACAGAGAAAACAAAGTTTGTATTTGATAGAGAAATAAATCAGAACACACTAATAGCTCTGTCAAAACGGAGCGTTGCAGTGATTTCAGCAATTTCAGATGTACTATAATCTAAAGAACCGAAGTCAACATCGTTCAACATGGTTCCCTGAAGAATCCATTTTTCGATTACAACACCCGTTGGGTCTAACATTTCTAATTCAATGTCTTTCTTGTAACCAGCAGCATAACCTTGTCTGCCCGTCACTGATTCTGAATGTAAACGTACCCACTCCATAAGAGCTTGGGTAGCCGAAGGACCAATCGGGTCACGGAAAGTTACACTGATAGTTTCCCATTTAAACCTACCAACCACAAAGGTAGAGGTGTTAAGGAATTGAATTTCAGTTTCTTCCGATGTGTATTTAGGTCTAGAAGCTGATTTTACATACCACTCCTGGATCCCAAGCGGAGATGGAAATCTTAAAATAAATCGGTTTTGTTTTTTTGGTTCGTAAGGAATGGGCATCCTCATCAATAAATCTGCCATTTTCTATTGTTTTTTAATTTTTTATTATTATACTTAATTTCATACTTATAAATATATGATAAACGAATATTTTTTATTTTTTATGGATAATAAATCTGGTTGGAAAACCAACGAAAAAAAATTATCCAAAAAAGAACCAAAAATTTATGAAGAGGTTAAAATTTTTATTGAAAAAAATTCATTAAACTATTTACCTTTTCAACAACAAGTTTGGCACTTTATTAATAAATATATCGAAATACCAAAATGTGCAGAATGTAATAAAAATTTAAATTTCAAAAGAAGTTTAAAAGAAGGGTATGGGAAGTATTGTTCTTTAATTTGTACCAATAAAAATAAAGATCATATTCAAAATGTAAAAAACACTAATAATAAAAAATACGGCGGTAACGCACCAATAAATTCTCAGTCTGTTAAAAACAAAATAGAAAAAACTAATTTACAAAAATATGGTGTTGAGAACACTTATAATAGAATCGATTTAGTTGAAAAAGGTTTTTTACAAAAATACGGTGTTAATCATGTTTCCAAAGTTGAAGGTGTTACCGAAAGGAAAAAACTAACCAATATCGAGAAATACGGAAAATCTACAATTTTATCAACCTCAGAGGTCTTGGGTAAAACGCATGATACTAGAAGAAAATATTTTATCGAAAAATATGATAAATTTGATTTTATAACATACACAGGTGACACCTTAAATATTATTTGCCAGGTATGTAATAAAAATTATGATATTCACCGTAATAGTTTTAGATATCGTGTATTAGCTAATGTTAATCCTTGTACATTGTGTAACCCAATAGGTGAATCGACTTCTATCCAGGAAAAAGAATTACAAAAATTAGTAGCAGAAATAACTAACGGTAATTGTTTGCTTAACGATAGAAGTTTAATCTCGCCAAAAGAGTTAGATATATTTATCCCAGATAAAAAACTGGCAATAGAATTCAATGGGGTTTATTGGCATAATGAATTTTTTGTTGAGAAAGAGTACCATTTAAAAAAGTATTTAAATTGTAAATCTAAAAATGTTGACTTAATACAAATATTCCAAGATGAGTGGGAGGTTAAAAAAGATATTATAACCTCTTTAATAAAAAATAGGCTGGGGATTAACGGTAAAAATGTAATATACGCCAGAAAATGTGAAATAAAAGTGGTAGGTAATAAAGAGCATAATGATTTTTTAAATAAAAACCATATCCAAGGAAAGGTTAACTCTTCTGTTAAGTTAGGTTTATACTATAACGATGAATTAGTATCTTTGATGACGTTTGGCAGGCTTAGAAAATCTTTAGGATCTAAACATGTTGAAGGTGAATGGGAGTTAATAAGATTCTGTAATAAATTAAATTACAATGTTTTAGGCGGGGCTTCTAGGTTATTTAAATCTTTTATAAAAACGTATGACCCTAAAAAAATATTATCTTTTTCTGATAACAGACTTTTTAACGGTAATATGTATAAAGTATTGGGGTTTGAGTATGAGGGGTATTCGAAACCGTCTTATTTTTATGTTATAAACGGAATTAGATACCATAGATATAATTTTAGAAAAGATGTTTTAGTTGCTGAAGGGTATGATAAAGATAAAACTGAACATCAAATAATGCAAGAAAGGGGTATCCCTAGAATCTACGATTGTGGTAATAAAAAATGGGTCTGGAAAACCCAAACCCATTTTAATGATGTTTAATTTTTTATTAACTTATTTTAAACATTAAAGATTTAATCTTATTAACCTCTTCTGTTAATAAAGGATTTCTTTTTTTAACTGATTCTTCTTGTGTTGCAGGGTTTTCTTCTTTTGGTTTACCTTTCTTCTCTGTAGTACCACCACCAGAAAGTTTACCTTCTTTTTTCAATTTATGCATGTATTGGAACATGTTCATAAGTTCAAAAATAAAATTATTTAAATGCTTTTTGAAAGAACCCCTATCTTGTGCATCTTTTAAAAATGATTTATTTGGTTCATCGGCATTATACCCTTTTTCTTCGTAGATATAAGATTCCTCCATTTTATTAATGTTACCACCACCTAAAGTGGCCATCTTGTCAACCATACCAACTAGTTTTTTGTTTTTACCAGAGTAAATAACATTAAATAATTCATCAATAAAGCCTTTCAATGATTGAACGCCTTTTGGGTTATCTGATGGTACGTTGAACATTTTAACAAAATCTGTGGCTATCAAAGGGTTTGATTTCATTTTTTTCACAAAATTATTAATAACCTTATCGTCTGTATTACCCATTTTTTTAACTTTATTTCGGATAATTTCTAGACGAGTTAAAAGCTCTTCAAATTTCTTAATTTTATCTACACTACTTTTTTTGGTTAAATACTCTAAAGTTCTTTTGTCCTTTATAAATTTACCTTCTATTAATATTGTATTATTTTTCATAATATTTTCATTTATTTTTTCTACTTTTGAACAATTTATTGCAAATGGAGCGTCATTACTATCTTTTTTCTTTATCTGAACCAACCCATTGTCTAATAATTGTGTAACAACATGTACAGATTTTTCGCCCCTTTTTGATGTATATGAAACTTCTGTATTAACTTTTAACCCGTAACAAGGGTTATCTCTTTCTTTTTTTGATACTAAAGCGTCACCAGATAGAGTACCTTTAGTGTTTAAAAATTTTTTATTGTTAACGACAAATTGGAAAAATTTAGATAGGTCATTAAATAATTGTTCGTTATCGGTTTTCCCACCACCTTTTTCTTCTTTTGGTTGTTCAGGTAATACTGGTTGGTTTTTTTCAGAACCTTTAACTGGTTGAATTGAATTTAATAAATCTTGGAGTGTTTTTGCTCTAGATTGTTTTAGACCTTTCATCCTCATTAATTTAACCGTGGAACCTGCCGCAAATAAAGCAATACCCAAAGGAGCTAAAACAGAACCTACGGCTGCAATTTTACCGGCTAAAACAGTACCCGCGGTACCACCAGCGACAGCTTTAGTTGCTTCTCTTATTAAAGTTTTTGAAACAAAAGTGGCTGCTTTAGAAACACCAAATAAGTTTCTACCTTGTTTCATATCTCCAAAAGTATCACTCTTAAAAAGATCACTCACTGATTTACCAGCTCCATCACCACCAACTAACTGTTGTAATTTACCAACTTGATCCATTGAATTACCAGCACCGTTACCGTCAAACATATGACTGACATTTTCAGCACCGTATTTGTCAATAAAAGAAGTTACGTCAGCACCAGTTTTCATATCCTTACCCATTATCTCACCCATCCAGTGTAACATACCTTTTTCATCAGCATCACCACCTGTAATGGTTTGATAGATGGCATCACTGCCTTCTTTACCTGGGGTATTCAACCAAGACTCTAATAAGGTTTTAAGCCAATTACTTTGAGCCATCCAACCTAAAGCTCCTAAAGAAGCTCCTAAAGCTGATAAAATAAGTGGTAACTTATTAGATTGAAGTGTTTTAGTTCTTTCTGATTCTCTATCTTTACCTTCACCTTTTTTTGCTTGTAGTTGTGCTCTAACATCTGCCGCCCTATCTTCTTTAATATCCTCAACTTCATCTGTTAACAACTCACCATCTTCGTCATCTTCATCGTCATCTTTTTTACCTTTAACCTTTTCTTCCTCAGAATCCATTACCGAATAAGCTGCGGTTATATCAACATCCAAGAATTTTTGAACGTAAGCAGCCAAATCTTCAATCACGGTATTTGCGGCATCTACAAGTAAAAACCCTTCTTCTTTTGGGTCTTTTTTGGTTGCCGCAACAATTGAATCGTAAACGACAGCAATTTCCGTAACGGTATTTAAAAACTGTTCACCTTTTTCGTTGTTTGGGAATTCAGGGTTTTTTTCTTTTATATCTGAATTTAATTTTTTAATAACCTCATTACCTTTTTTATCTAAAATTTGTTGAATTTTAGCACCAGCTTCTTGGTCTATCTTACCCTTACCTAATATCTTACCACCCGCTTTATAACGACCTAGTTTAGACATATAGTATTTAGCCTTTTCCCAAAGACCTTCGTTTAAGTTTGTATACTCAAATCTCGATAGTTTATTTTCTGACAACATTTTGTTACCTTTTTCATATAAACTACAAACTTCGAGTAAAGCTTTTAAATCTTTTTGGAAAGATAAATCAATAGCCTCCTGAATTTCGTTTTTAGTTACTTTCATTTTTTATTTTTTTGACTTTTTATTTTTTAATAAATATCTTTATTTTAATTAAAAAATAAAAATTATGACAGAATTCGAAAAATTCGCAGTTAAAGACCAAGGAATTAGTTCTAACACCTTACACGGGTACCAAAAATTCCAATCTTCAGTACCGGTAAGTATTGAAAACAGTGTTACACCTATGGTTGTTGAGGAAAGAGAAATGAGAGCAACAGTAATTTCAGTTTTCGATCGACTTATGATGGATCGCATTATTTGGTGTGCAGGTCCAGTTTCTGATAGAATGTCACTTGTGGTACAAGCACAGTTGTTATTTTTATCACAACAAGACCCAAAGAAAACGATTACTATGCACCTAGATACCCCTGGCGGAAGTGTTTCAAACGGTCTTTCTATTATAGATGTTATGGAATACATTAAAGCACCGATTGCAACAATCAATACTGGAATGGCAGCATCAATGGGTTCAGTTCTTTTAGGTGCAGGTACCAAAGGTTTAAGATCTTCACTTAGATTCTCCAAAACAATGTTACACCAATCAAGTGGCGGGGCAATGGGAAATATTCAAGATGCAAGAATCACAATGAAAGAATGGGAAAAAACAAATGAAATTCTTTTTAATCTTCTTGGTGGGTATTGTGATAAAGACCCGAAACAAGTAATGCAAGATGCAGAACGTGATTTATGGTTAAGTGCTGAAGAAGCTTTGGCTTACGGTATTATTGACGAAATCGTTAAACCAGAACCAAAAGGTAAAAAATAAAAATTAATAATATTTTTTGCCAGATATATATTTATCTATATATTTGTAATCTAAACAAACAGAAAATGAAAAGCTTCGAACTTCCAGAATCAGAAATTGAAAAAATGTCAACCGATGAATTAATGGGATTACAATTAGGTGAGTCTATGGATTCTATTAATGAGTCTATTGAAAAAACCAATAACAGGGTAAAACATTTTATTGGGTTGTTAGTTTTTAGTGTTGTTGTTTTTACAACCTTTTCTTTTTACGTTGGTTCGTTTTTATTTTTTATTTCTTTTATTGTTTTAGTTTTAGCTTACAGAGCAAATGAAGAACTTAAACTTAAACTCATGTCACACAAGATGTTAATATTGTTTCTTCAAGGTAGAGGTATTGTAAACAATGGTAATTCATATCTTTTAGAAAAATACAGCATTAAAGAATTTAAAAATAAGGCATAAAAAAACCCCTCAATCGAGGGGTTTTCTTTTTTCATTAATATTATATCGCTTTACCGCCACCAAAAACGTGACCACCAACCGCACCCCATTTTACTTGACTAGCGGGCTTATAAACAATTTTATTCTTAATAACACCAACGACACCGTTATAATTATCAGCCTGAGCCTGGTTCATGAATTCAATTAATTCGGCGTCACTCATTTTATCAACACCTTTAGAACTCCAAACTTTATTTTTTTGTTTCACATCATCCATTAATTTTTGTTTTTTAGCGTTTTCACTATCACCAAAAATCATATCAAAAATACCTTCATCCAGTTTTTGAGAATTTCCTTTTACCGTTTTTGGTTTACTCATATAAGAAGTTTTTCCTTTTGCCATATATTTTTTAGCTTCAGGAGCTTGTGACAATTTTTTCTTCATTGGTGATACCGAAGGTATATTTTCACTTTGGTCTACCATTCTACCACTAATTTTATTTTTAACATACTTCTTAGCCTCTGGACCTTGTCTAGGGATCATGTTCTTTACTGGAGTCTTACCTGTGTTCATCGCAGATTCCATTACAAAATTTTCAACAACACGTTCAAGTTGTTCTTTGGTTACTTTATATCTTTTGTTTGCCATTTTTATTTTTATTTTTTAAATGTGTAATTTATTAATTTATTAAAATTGTTTAATTCTTTTTGGATATCTTCGTTGATTAAAGGTTTTTTTGTTGATTTGGATTCCATTTTCATTTGATACCCAATACCTTTAAGAAAATCAGCTGTATTTTTAAATATTTTTGTTTTCCTAGTTTCTGAATCCGTAACGTGTATTTTACCAGTAGAATCTGATTGAACATTGTCACCTTTTTCAAGTACATAAGGGGTTAATTTGTTTAAATCACCAACTTCAGCTTTTAATTCGGCTGCTATTACATTATCATAATTAACACCACCCACGTATTCTTCCCTAATTAAAGGTTTTTTAATACCCGCTTTTGACATCGTACTTTCGATAAGTACATCAAGGTCTTTCTTTTTTACAATCTTTGACATAGTATTTTTTATTTAATAAATATGCCTATTTTTGATAAAAATTTATTTTTTATAAATAAATTTCATTGTACCACAATCCCATATTCTATCAAAGTTTCTTTCTTGCATTATCTCCCATTCTGTTTTGTCACTATCATAACCTTCGGAAACTAATTTTGCTTTTCTAAAGTTAAAACGATGATGTCTTTTAAGTTGAGAAGAGGATTTAAAATACCAATAATTAGGTTCTGTCTTACCAACAAAGTGTAACCCACATTTACTGTAAACAGTTCTATTTGGGTCCAATCCAGACCATCTAGAATCGGAATAAGTTATAAAAGATTCGATAACATTATTACTTAATATGTGTTTGAGTAATTTATTGAAACCGCCCCTAACAGAGTAATTATTTTTATTACAAAATCTAATCAACTCCCAATTAGATTCTTTACTCCTGGTAAATTTTCTTTTTCCAAAAGTCATTACAGACACTAATTCTTCATTATAAAATAAACCATACCTTAATGTATCTTTAACATCACCTTGTAAATGATTTAAATTTAAAAATTCTTTTTTTATTTTAGTATCAATTTTTTTTACTACACATTTTCTGGCATCTATTTTAACAACAGAACTTAATTTTAATTCGTGACTTAACTTGGATATGACAATCTCTTTTTGTAATAAAATCTCATCTTCAAAAATTTGAATTAATTTTATACCTTTTTTTTCTGCCATAACAGATTTATTTAAATGATATTTTTTATCTTTACCCATAGATTCACCGTGATAATATAAACCATGCGTTTCAATACCAATGTTAAAATCAGGTAATAAAAAATCTATTTCTAAAGGATTTATGGTATTCCTATCGTTTTGTATATATTTTATGTTATTATCATTTAAGAATTCTTTAATAAAAATTTGTATTTTAGAATTTACATACGATGGGTTGCATTTAAGACATCTTGGGATTATTCCACAACCTAATAAAGTGCTAGTAAACTCATAACCACAAACGGTGCATTCATATTGATAATGCATTGATGTGTTACCGTTTTTATTTGCTTTATAATCTGATAATAATTTTAAATTATTAGATTCTAATCTTGGTAGTAGATTTTTTAAAGTTTTCTGACGAACAGTTTCTTTTTGTTTTAGTATAGATAATTCTTTATCTGTATTATCTATTGTTTTTTGGTGAATTTCTTTTACTTGCCAAACATGGTCAACACCATATTTTTCTTGAACTGTATTTTTTATTTTTTGTAATCTTTTTTCTTTAACATCAGTTTTATTACCCCATTTAATTCTACATTCATCAGAACACAATTCTTTAAAATGATTTTTTTTGGTTTGGAATTTAGTCCCACAAACCTTACATTCTCGTTCTTCTCTTATTGTTTCATCTTTACTTCTGCCAATTTTTATTTTTCCTTGACGAGCATTTTCAAAATAACAATTTCTGGAACAAAATTTTTTATCCCTAAATTTATATTCAGTCTCAAAATTTTTATTGCAATGTTGACAATTTAATTCTATTTTCATGGTAAAATGTTTTTATTATATATTACTACATATATAAGTATATTACAATAATAAAAAAAACCCACAATTATTGTGGGTTTTTTTAAAAAATTAACACTAATTTTAGATATTGTCAAATGAAGCTCCAGTCGGAGTCACATTAAAGTCTATATAAATGTATTCTAACGTAGGTATTGGTTTTAAGAAAATCTTACCACGTAACTCATTTCTGTCAATTTCTTCTGGGTCACTAGAAAGTTGAACTCTAAAATCAGCCAAACCTCTTTCTTTTCTAATGTTATCCAAAATTGGATTTACAGAGTTTAAGAATTGGTTTCTTACGATTTGATCGTTAGGTTCAAATAACAAACGAATACCAACAGCTGTAATCAACTTACGAGCTTGTAACAACAACCTTCTAATGTTAAGTCTGTCAAGAACAGAATCTTTAACTTGCATATTCTTGTTACCCCAGATAACAACACCAACATCAGAGAATGTCGCCATTGGATTAACACGACCTTCGTAAAGGGTGTCTCTATCAGCTTCGGTTAATTTGGTTCTTGCTTTAATTGCGTTTGTTAAACCTCTGTTATAACCAGCAACTGCGTACCAAGGGAATGAGATGTTATCAGTTAAAGCGATATTTTTAACAACTTCTAATGTTGGTGGTAACCAAACGTTAACAGTGTTTTCTGTATCTCTTTCTTGAATCCACGGCCAGTATGTAGCGGTGTAATTAGAATCAATATCAGCTGCATCTAACAATGAAATCAAAGCATCTGCGGAATCAATCGTTGCTTGATTAAAACCAAATGCGGAAGTAACAGTTGTTGTATCATAAGTTACATTATCTGGTGAACTTACAATATAAACAGAATCTGCTCTTTCTTGTTCCACCATGTCAATGGTTTCTTGAACCAAGTAATTGTTAGCTGACCAATTAATGCCTGCTGTTGTTAAAACGTTAATGTTAACTGCTTCAGGGTTTGCGAATGTTCTAATTGCGTTGTTGTAAGCGTACAAGTCAGAAGTACCGTCTTGTGGTCCTAATTGTTGAAACTGACCACTTGCTAAACCTGCAGTGAAACCGGCTTTACCAACACGATATCTATCGGTATTAGTTCTAGAAGTACGGTAACAATCCCAACCATCAAAGCCCCAATAAGGAACAAAAGTAAACTTTCTTGCTGTTGTGCTTTCATAATCTGTATTTTCGGCATCTATAGAAGTTTGGAATTGTGAAGAACCAACTTCAAAATTACCTGCGATTGTTGCTCCAGAATCCATATGGAAACCCTTTGTGGTTGCCGTCCAGTAACCGTCAGCATCAGTTAAACCTTTCCAGTTAAACATGTTTTGGTCAATACCAACAGTGTTTGAAATACCTAAATAAACTTTTCTTACTCTTTCATTTTCTAAGTCATAAGAAGTTTTGTAATCAATGAACGGTGCTAATGCTGAACCATAATCACTTACACGGTAACCTTCGAAACCTGCTGCAAATGCATCTATTGGTGCCTCTTCATTAACAACTGCCATAATAAACCTTGAGTTTAAAATATACTCACCATCAGCAGTTCCGATTACTCTTGCAATATAATTGTTTGACGATGGGTCCATGCTACATTTTGGGAATGATTCCAAAATTGAAGGATTTGCATCGGTGTCACCCCAAGTTCTAACAATAACATCAAAGTCTTTAGTATCAAAATTTACATTTCTAATTGAAATTTTAATTTCTTGATTTGCTGCAGTACCATCAGATATTGAGATAAACTTAAATAACTTAAATACTTGATTACCACGAAGTTCAGAAACAATCCAAGGAGTTTCTGGTGTTTGGTAACCTTGTTTGTAGTTATCTAAAGTGCTTAAATGTGTTACAGTAGAATTAAGACCTAAAATATAATTGTTATCAATTAAATCTTGTAACATATAAGGATAAATTTGTTCAACATAAATTTTAGTGTTTCTATCTTGACAATCAGTTCCTAAGACGCCTGCAATGTAATTTTGTGAAGTTCTATCTAAAGAAACTTCATAGACTGAAGTTGTTGCGGATGATGCTGATAAAGTAAACTGACCTAACGGGTTTGTTGAAGTGTTGGTAAAGTTACCGATAAGACCAGCACTTGATTGTGCGGTTGACCAAACTAAAGTATCTGTACTATAAGTTGCTCTTGATCTTAAAACGGCTAACACCATACCATCATATTCAGTATAAGCACTTGCACTATAAGTTGTTACAGTTCCTGAAATAGTCCCTGAAGTTCCTGTTAAAGTAAGTTGTTTTAGTGTTGCTGAAACCCCACTAAAAGAAATTCCTGTAGTTCTATCAAAAACAATTCCTTCTGGATAAACAGTAGTATCATTCGGTACGTTTGCTGTTGTTAGAGTAGCTCCATTAGGAAATAAACCTAAACCATATAGGTATTGTGCACTTGTAGCACCAACCCCACCAAAAGTAAGATACGTTGATGAACCAGTAAAACTAGCGGTAAAATTTGATGTTGTGCCTGTTGCGATTGTCGATGGGTTATAATTAGCTTTTGAAGTAATAATCCAAGCACTACCAGCATCATAACCAGTTAAACCTAAAATTCTAGTTACAAACAACTGATTTGATTCAGTTAAATAACTTTTTGCGATATAAGGTAATTCGTATTTTGGTACGTTATTACTAAATTTTGCTGGATTAAGACCACCAAAAATAGTTAAAAATTCATCGTAGTTTTCAATGAATATTGGTTCGAAAGCGGGTCCTTTCACTGTTTCACCCACCACACCCAAAGTAGTTACACCAACTTGTTGTGCGACAAAAGTCAAGTCTTTTTCTGATGTAAAAATACCTGGAGATACTAAAATTTTTTCTGCTGCCATTTAATTTTATTTTTTTGTTATAGTTATTTCTTTTATAATAAATATTGACTTTTCTTCCAAAGTTTTTTTAAAAAAATAAAATAGTATGATTTTCGGTATATTTATGTATGAAAAGTATCACACTTTTTAAAAAAAACTAATGAAAAGAGATAAAAATATAAAAATAACACCAGTAACACATGAAATGTTAAAAAGGTATTGTGAGGAAAACGGTCTTAAAATGTTTTCGTTTGTTGAAAAACTAATTCGAGAAAAGTGCCAAGTTAAAGAACCGAAAAAAGATCTCTATGGTGAGGGTTAGTTTTAAACAGGAACCTCTAGACATTGTTTTAACCTAACTGAATGGTACCACTATTTTTATATTTGGTGTTATATAAATAAACTTTCTACAACTTCTTGTAATTCTTGTATTGTACTATAATGGAGGTAATAAAGGTTTAATCTCTTCATTTGTACAAAATTCTATTTCTTGGGTACTAATATACCACAATAAATTCTCATCTTGAATGGGGTTAAAGTAACTTCTGTCGGTGTATTCTTTACCGACTAAAAAAATGGCTAATTCTTCTGTTATTTCTATCATACTTGTCTGTTTAAACTTGTTTGCATATTTTGAATTAAAGTATATAGGGTACTTATCTCACCATCAGTTAAATCACTACCAATTGAAGCAGATGCTAACTGCCTTGTTGTTCTACTGTCTAATGTCGCATTAAATCTTCTTGCACTTAAATAAATACTTACAGATGGTACAATGTTTGTTACCACTGTTGACGCCGTTATTGATGATCCATTTTTATATATATCTGTTGTTGTTACCCCAGATCTACTCACGACAAAATAACCTAAACTATTAGCAGTAGCTACTAATGTGTTTGTGACTTGATTAATGTTACCAAGTACTGTACCACCATTCCTTGCTGCTAAAAACATAGCTCTTGACGGTACACTTTGTGCGACACCGATGTCAACACCTATATTTGTGTTTGTGCGTGTGTAAACACTTAAATGTACATTATTTAACCCCAATACCACACTTGGGACTAATGTAGTGTCCGCGTGACTATTTGTCCCATTTGGGGTACTGCCACTTGCAGTGTGGGTCCAACCACCGACAAACGATAACGGATATAACGATGTGTTCATAAAATTATAAGAGTGTTTTAATGCCGTACCACCCACAAATGGGTATAACGCATTAAATTTACCAGTCAAACTATTTGCAATTAATCCTGCCTCAAACGTATTTAAAGCGTTTAAAATAACAGTATTAGTTTCGCTTGTTGCTGCTATCCACGCAGTAGTTAAAGGTAGGTAGTCTGATTGTCTTCTTATAAATATAATATTACTCATTACCTTGTTGTTTTAATTGTGGCTCGTAAATTAGCTAGTCCACTATTAGATATGGTAACCATTGTGACCGTATTACCGACCGCCACCACATTAGTTGCGGTTGTGGTATAGGTCGTTCCTGTTGTAGTTACCGACACACCACTTATACCAGTTACAGGTGTATTATTTATATTCATTGTAAGGGTGCAAGTTCCTGATCCTGCAATAACTGTCAGTTCATTAATTCTTCTTGCATATTTTGCATTTAATACAATTGTATAGGTTGAAGCAGGTAAACCTGTCCCAATGTCTTGTAAGTTTACTTCTTCAACTTTTAATGCATCTATCTGTACTTGAATATTTGAATTGTATTCAATATTTCCTGTACTAGAATTTCTAACTAAAACTTGGGTTCCCCCAGAATTAGAAACTGGTATTGAATTTATGTTTAAATTGGAAACATAAACAAAATCACTGGATGTTCCTGAAATGCCTTGTCCACCCAAAACAACAGATCTGTTACCAGTAACAACTGACCTGGATGAATGGATAAAAGAAGCTATACCAGATGCGGTTGAGGCTGAACCTGAAGCGAATGAATAATCACCAGATGCTATTGTATTAGTACCTTGTGAATGAGAGTAATTACCATTGGCTTGTGTGAAATAACCTTCAGCGTGAGAACCAATATCTCCCGCTTGACTTCCA